CTGGTTCAAAAGCGTTGGTCTGTTATCTTTAAAATTTAAAGTTCTAAAGTTAGGGTCTGTTGGAAATTGACCAGACATTTACACAACCCCCATCTTGCCCTGATTATTCATGGCGTTGTTTATGATTGATGTTATCAATCCTTTTCTTGATGCTAATAATTGATCAAAGCCAGCAGCATCAACTGTTGATATGTTGAAGTTGACTGTAGTGCCCATGCCTTGACCTTTTGTATGATCAATAATAGTTTCATTAGGATGTAGTATAGCTGGGAATCCACCCTTGCCATCTACACCACCAGCTCTAGCACCCATGCCTGTATAGCCACCACCATCTCCACTGGGTATTGAGGTTGGTATGTTTAAATTTGATTTTATGTCAGCAACCGACATTCCACCGCTACTAAACAAGCTTCCAAATCCTGCAAACATTTTATCAATTATTAATTTTTGCACAGCAATTCTTATCAACTCTCTTACCACGCTTGTTGCAAAATCTTTAAAGCTGGCTTTGCCATTTTCTAAAAAATCTGTAGTTAATTTTGTAAGTCCATCATATGACTTTTGAAATACACCCTGCATTTCTTCTTGCATGGTTTTTATGTTCGTGAAGAAATCTTTGTAACCTTTCTCAGCATCCATTAAAAATTGTTGAAGTGCTGTTAAAGGAGTAGCTCCTGTGCCACCACTTTCTTTCTTTTTATTTGGGTCTCTACCAAGCAAAATATCCATAAAAGAAGGTACTTTTATTTTTTCAAAAACTTTATTTGTTCTTTCTTCTATTCTATTGCCTATAGCAGATATTTCAGCATCTAACTCTTTATCCTTTTTCCCAAAACTAAACATTTTTTGAAATGTTTTCCATTTAATAAGAAATCCATCTATTATATTGGGAAGTGATTTTTGAAAAATATAACGAAAGCCATTTACTATTTCATTTCTAAATAAATATAAAGTAGATATAAAAGCAACCACAGCAGTCGTAATCCTAACAAACGGATTTGCTTGTAACGCAAGATTAATCCCCAAAATTCCAGCCTTTACCTTTGGAAGTGCCAAAATTAAAGCACCTAATGCTGGAATAAATAAAACATCTAAATTATTAGCCACCTTCCCAATAGCAGCAGATAGAGTAGAAAATCCATTAGTTGCTTTTTGAACATCTCCAATAATAAATTGAAAATTATTTCTTAAAGCTACACCAGCTTGCCCAAGAGTCATGGGCATTTTTGTTATTTGCTCATTTGTCTCTTTCATACCAGCAATCAAAATTGGCATGACAGTTTCTGCTGTTAATTTACCAGCATGACCAAACTCTCTAAGCTCGCCAATAGTCATGTTAAGACCTTCTGCTAACATCTTGGTAAGAATGGTATTGTTTTCCATTACCGACCTAAGCTCATCTCCTCTCAGAGCTCCTGAAGCAAGACCCTGTGCTAACTGTCTAGCAGAGTTATTGGCTTCTTGAGCATGAGAACCAGCAATAATAAATGTATTTGCTACTGTTTGAGTTGCGTCAGCAACGTCTTGTTGAGTTGCCCCTAAATGCTCTGTTGCCAAAGCAAGACGTGTATAAAGCATAGCCACAGCATCAAAGTCTGATCTGGAATCAGAAGCTATTCTTCTCATGTGATTCATAGCTTCTGCTGTTTTTTCAGCACTGCCAGTTAAGGCGTTCATTCTGTTTTCTACGCCAATCATAACGTTGGCAGCTTCAACTATTTCTCTAACACTAAATGCAGCAGCAACCGCACCAGCAAGTCTTTTTATTTGTTGATTTGCTTGGTTGGTACTTTTGTTAAAACTATCAAAAGCCTTTTTAGATTTATCATTACCAAATATTGTTATATATAAAGATGATTTACCCATTGCTCGCATTTTTTTCTTCCTTTATTTCAAGATAAGCCAACCAGCCCTGAAATTCCTCAACAGTAATCTCTTCAATTTCTGCTAAGGTTTTATTTAACTTTTCAGCTAAAGCATACTTTATGTATAGCTGCTTATCCTCTATTACTTTTTTTTAATTTCTTCCTGTGAAATATTATTCATCATTTCACTAGAAACTCTAATTAATACGTCCCTGTCTACCCTCTCCAATAAGGTTTTCTTATCAGCGATAGTAAATAACTTTTCACCAGCTTCGTCTAATGCTTTGTAAATTAAAACATAAGCCAAAAGCTGAACGTCATCATCTTGAGCCATTTTCATGAACTTAGAAGTCTCTGAAAGAGTTATGGGTCTACAATAAATCTTTAATGGATTATCGTCATCATCACCCCATTCAGGGACTTCTATAATTCTTGTTTCTATGCTATCAAAATGCTTCTTTGCGTTATCTATTGCTGACATTTTTATACAGTGCTTTCTGTTAGAGCACCATTGCCTTGAACTGAAATACTAGCTTCAACTAATCCATCAAATGATGCAGTTCTTGAAACGCCAGTTACAATGGCTGAACCAGAGTAATAAGTATCACCAGAAGTATCACCTTCAGGATAGAAATTTAAAGTTACTTCTGATCCAATGCTTAAAGCACCTTGACCTGATGCATCAGTTTCATCCCAAAAAACATCCAAGCTTCCTGAGAAGTTTGTTAATGATGGTTTATAAGTTCTAGCAGAATCACCCATTGAAGTATCTTCTAAAGTATCAGCAGATTCTTCGATTGAGTAAGACCTTATTTCAGCTACAGCATTTGAGCCAACCTTTACAGTTCCCTCGCTTCCTTTATGTGTTGCCATTTTCTACCTCGTCTTTCGACTTTTCTTTAGAAGAAGATTTAGGTTTATCTTTCGATGGGGCTGCTTCTTCTTTCCAACCCTTATTCAATAAAGACTCAACCTTAGAAGGGTGAGCATTTATAGAAACTTTTCCGTCTGGACTAATCATTTTCATAATTATCTCCTTTAAACTGCTACGTCAGGAGCATTTTCCTTGACATAATAGTTAGTTAAAAATGTAAGAGAAACATAGCCCAATGGCTTTTCTCCCTCAGCGTTAAACTCTATCTCTGTGGATTCTAAATAAGTATCTTTAGCCAATCCATCAAGAGTTCTGTCAGCAGCTATTGCTGCTTCAACTTCTTTGCTTATTGTATCAATAGTATCATCAAAGTTGCTAGTAGCTTTTGCATAACCTTCTACTACAACTGCGAGCTCTCTGCTCATAACTCTTTGTGTGCCTATAACTATAGGCTCAGATGATTCTTCTTTAGTGTAAATGATTAATGCTGGTAAATTTGCATTTTCTAATGGATAAACCCTAGATTCAAAAACATTAGACCCTGTGGTTGTTAAACCAGTCAGTGTAGCTCCAATTTTTTCTCTTATTTGTTGTCTGACGTGATTTGCCATTATATTTCCTCAAGCATCAAAGCAGAAAAGCCAGTCCTATCTGCTTGTATATTAACAACAGTATAATTTTGAGCAGCTTTTAAAATATTTCCATTAACATCTTTTATTGCACTTACATTTAAGGTATTGCCAAAAGATATGTTTGGAACATCAACTGTCCTGCAATAAGCAATAGGGCTTAAAGCTTCTACACCTACCCCATCGTCTAATTCTGTATATTCATTATTCAATATAATGTTTATTGTGCTAGAGCTTGCACCATTATTATAGACAGCATCTACCGCATGACCATAATTAATATCTAAATAAGCAAGCATATCTTCTTCTGTTTCCATGCGATATTGAGACATTATTCTTCCTCTAATACCAGTGAAACCATGCCTGTGTTATCAGGCTCTACTGTTCTAACAACAAAAGCAGTTTCAGGCTTTAAAACACTACCACGATTAGTTGTAATTGCATTAACAATCAATCTATCTTCTTGCGATATGTAAGGAGCATCAGTCGCTTTGATAATTGCTCTGGGTTGATAACCAGCAACAGGAACTGTGCCACCTTCTATGTTGAAATATTCTTGATCTATGATGATGTTGATATTGGTTGTATTTCCAGAATCAATATCGAACCAAGTGTCAATGAGACCAACTCTTTGATCCCATAATGATTGTTGC